ACTTCAGTTCCATTTACAAATACTATAAAAGCACCTTCATTAGCTGGAAGATCACTAACAGTAAGCACATAGTCACCGCTAGACGCCTGAGCGTTTGTAGTTATAAATTTCTGTTTAGACGTATAATACTGTTGTGCTGTAGTTGTTCCTAGTAATCCCATTATTGTTGTTGTTTAGTTATTTGTGCACCTTGCCCTAGTTGTACCGCGCTGTTAAATACTTCAAGATTTTTAACCGCAAAACCTGCATAAGCTAATATACTAACTATTAACTCAGGTTCTTGCGAAGGATGCAACGTGAAGTTAGTAGAACCTCTAGTACTAGTATCGAATGTGTCACCTGCTTTTATAGTGTATTTTACAGCGGTAGAACCCCCTATAGATCCAGTACCTGTGTTAGGAAAAGTAATAACATCACCTACTGAATAACCGCTACCAGCGTTTCCAACAACTAGAGTTGTGGGCGCTTGACCAGATATAGTTAAAGTTAAAGAAGCTCCTGTGCCACTTCCGCTTGTAGTGAAAGTATTATAAGTGCCGTTTGTTGCGTCTGTAGTAGTAGTAGTATAACTACTAGCGCTACTAGCTAAAGTTCTGTTGTTGATTAATCCACCTTGAGAAAACACCAAAGAGTCGTATATATTAACACCATAGTTAGGATCTATAGTATAACCCCATCGTGGATCGTCTGGAGTTTTTATATATTGCATAGTAACAGTGCTGCCTAAATTTTCTGCAGGATCGACAACTATGTCTGATTCTCTTTGATTATAAACAGGAAATGCAGCTGATGGAGCTGTTAATGGTGAAGATTTAAGATAAGGTAATTTATTTTTATCTATTTTTTCTATTTCAACGTTTTGATTAGTCTTCATAACGTTGATTATTTTATACAAGTTTGATGGTAGGTTATATATACCTAAATCAGCCCCAGTGTTTGAATCAACTTGAGAGATTATTTCTGTTGAAGCGTAAAATTCATCTAGTTGCTCTTGTATTTTTCTAGGTATGTCGGCTAGCGTTTCGTTTATACGCCCAGCTTTTTCAATATTTAAAAACTTATTATAATCATAAAATAGTTTTTCTAACATTTCTAGCTGAACTTGTTTAGCTATATTATTATATTCATCAGGGTTTAAAAAACCTCTTTGTTCCTTGTTCAATATAGATAAAACAGTTTTGTATACGCTATTTATATTTATTGCCATAATTTCTTTTTTATAGTAGATGGTCACCTATAGAGATGACCACCTCTATAAATGGTTTTTATTTTAGTTTTTTCTCAACAGTTTGGTATACTTGTATACCGTCATCTGTTTTAAACCATGAAGCTAATGCTGAATAAGGATTTTCATCAAACGGCACTGTCATTAACTTAGTACCAGAGCTTTTCCATTTAAAAGTTCTATTATCAGATGATAATTCTATAATTCCGTTTTCAACTGCTTTTATACCAACGTTTCTAATGTGTATATTTTCATCAGAAACTAACTCTAAGAACAAAACAGGATTTCTTTGTGCAAACATTAAAGCATCTCGTTTTAATTCCTTAGAAGTCATGCTAGATACTGATCCGCCTAATTCTGTTCTTAATATAGCTTCAGCTTGGTCAACATCTATTGATTTAGCAGCATTCATAGCTTCTAATTGAAGTTCTATCATATCTACATCTTCTTGAGCTTCTGCTTCAGCATTATACTCATAATATGTTCTATCCCTTAACGGGTGATATAGTGATAAAAACTTTTGTAGAATAGTTTTTTCTTTTTCAACAAATAATTTCCCGTTTCTAAAAACGATATGAGCCATACGCTGTGTACCTTTCATTTCGTCTACAAATACGGTTTGTTGGTTTCTACAATATTTAATTTCTCGTTCCATACCTTTTTCTTCATCAAAAAAGTATAGTCCTCTTGTTTTTAGTATTAAGACTGGAGGTATTTTATTACCTTTCAACTCATACAATCTATCTTTTACCTCCCATGATGGTTTAACCATTACAGGTGTTTTTGTTTTCTTTTTTTCCATGATATAATATAATTAAAAAATTTAAAAAATAAAGGCGTGGGTGCCGAAGCACCCATACCTATATTATGTTATGTATTATTTTTTGAATAACACAAAGTTGTTAGCAGCTTGTACTACTAAACATCTTTCTGATAGATAGTTAATTTCCATCTTATCGATGTTTGAACTAGTTGGTCCACCAACTGATCCAGTCACCCAAGACTTTAATTTTCTATCATCAGCAGCACCAGCTCTATATCTTACGTGTAAGAATGGTCTTCGCACGTTAGATCCTACTTGCTGATCATATACTGAAGATGTTCCAGCAGGAATTAAAACTCCATCGATAGTCTCACCATCAGCAGCTGTGAAAGCGCCTCTAGTTTGAGGATCGTTTAAGTATTTCCAGTCAGTTTTGTAGAAGTCATAAGAACCTCTTCGGAAACCAGAGAAACCTAAATTCAACGCCATATCCTCAGAGTTTTCAAACACACCGTAAGCAGTACCACCATTAGCTCCAGAAGATACATTTCCTAAGAAATCATCAATCTGAAGATTAGAAGCTCTGTTTAAGTAAAGCATGTTTTCTTCAATAGCACCTTGCTTGTCTAGTTCACCTAGTAAAGTATCAAAATCTGCCATCGCTTGAGCAGCACCTGATGCGCCAGCTGTTTCATCAAACATATCAGTAGCAACGATACCTCTATTCTCAATAGCAGAGAATAAACCTTCAGTACCTTGTACACCACCAATTAATGCATCAGTATCGTTAGAACCGCCAGTGAAATCACCAGATCCTTTTACTTCAGCTTCAACCATTACCATTTCCATGTAATCATTAAATCTTTGTCTAGTGTCTCCAGAAGATTTAAGATACCATAAGTACCCACCTTGTCCAGACTCACCAGCAACTTCGATCCAACCGATCTGAGCAGTGTCAGAACCATTGATTTCAAAGTGATCTTTAATGATAATTGGTCTGTTAGTAAAAGTTTTGAAGTTAGGCTCAATTGAACCACCCATTGTGTTAGTTCCTTTGTCAAACTCAGAACCGTAAACAAAGAAAGTTAAAACACCATCAGTTTCATTACCACTTAAACCTAAAGCAGCATTTAATGTAGCAGCTCCGTAAGGTGCAATTTTTAATGAATTAGCAGATGTTTCTTCAACTACAATAGCTTTGAATACTTTACCAGTTCCATCAGAACCAGACTTGATATATTGACAAACTAATGTATTACCAACTCTTACCGCGTGATCTTCAGCAGCGTTAGTGTCGATATTTTTTGTTGCAGAGATTACACCTGTACCAGTGTTTAAAACTCCTTTATAAGATAAGTGTAGTCTACCTTGCTCAGACCAAATTACTTGATCAGATTGTAAAGGCATTTCAGCACTTAACATAGATAAGAAACCAGAGATTGTTCTGTTTCCGTATCTGTCAACTTCTTGCTCATATAATTCTGGTAGGTACTGTTGTGCCCATCCAGCAGTAGAGCTTGAAGTAAAATCAATGTAGTTACCAGCTAAAGTCATTTTTTGATAAGCTGGAGAAACTACAGAACTTGCAGCGGGAAATGATCCCGGAGTATATGCTCCCATAATTTTTAATTTTTAATTTTTAATGTTAAACTTGTTTTAATAATTTTTAAGCTTGAATTTTTGACTCGAACTATTATCGCCACTTATAACTCTCACCTTTTGATTACTAACTTTAACATTGCCATCAGCTGTTTTTCTAGTAAGATTAATATTCTTAGCCTCACTAGTCATCGTTTTTATAGCATCGGCTTTGCCTTGCTCGTAAAAGTGATTAGCTATAGCGTCAGCGTTGCGTGCAGCAAATAAAGCTTTATGATAACCTTTAGCGTCTTGTAGTAAATTCTCTTTACTTACATAACTACTAAAAGCCTTAAAAACATCATCTTGAGCTTCTTTAGTTTGTTGCACATCTTTAACGTTGTAACGATATTTTTTGTCTCCAACTTGAAAATCAAAACCTTTGAAGTTCTCATTAAAAACTTTATCAGTTTCTTGATTAAAGTGTTTCTGTTGTTTAGCGCTTAGCTCTTGTACTTCAGCTTGCTCTTTATTATAACGGTTGAAAAAATCTATAGCCTTTTGTTGTTCTGGAGCTAACCTTGAACCCAACTTGACTTCTTGGTAATACTTGCTCTTCAAACCTTCCAAATGGTTTTTAGCTTGTGCAACCGCTTCTTTATAAGCTAGCTGTTTTCGCTTTATGTCCCTTGGTTCATCTGTTTCTTCATCGTAGCTAAAATTATCTTCTAACATAAAATTAACTTCTTCTGAAGTTAGATGAGGTTTTGTAGATCTGTAGTACTCTCGCAAGAGTGCTTCGTTATCTACATTAGAATAATCCGCATTGAGTCGGACATAGTCCTCTAGCGTTCCACCAGTCTCATTCATAAAGTCTACAACTTTCTGTATGTTTTCTGGTAGTTCCATCTCTGGAGTTTTTTCTTCAATATTTTCTACAACCTCTTCAACTACTTCTTTTGTAGTATTTGGTTGATCTTCTTCTTCATCTGTTACTTCTTGTAAAACAGGAGTGTCATCTTGTTCTTCAACTTCTTGTTCTACGTTTTCAACAGGTTCTTCTACTTTTTCTTCAGTAGTTTTTTCATCAACTACGGGTTGATCTAAATTAACTTTGTAAGTACCGTCTTCCTGGAAGCCAGTATCTTTTTTAGGTTCTTCAGCTACAGTTTCTTCAACTTTTGTTTCTTCAACTTGTTGCTCTACAACCTCTTCTTTGTTTTCTGCCATAATATAATATTATAAAATTAATAAAAAATTACCTTGGATCAAATTGCTCCAAGTCAAAACCACCTAAATTATCAAAGCCGGCAGACTCAAATTTTTTAGCTGGTAAATCTTTTTTTCTTTGCTCAATCATTTCTGATTGCTGACTAGCTTGTATTCTAGTACGTTCATCTTTACGATCTTCTTTATACTTCTCTTTATCTTTAATCACTTGTCTTTCACTGTCTTTTAGCTTCATATTTAAATCAAATTCTTTCTGCATTAATTCAAACTTAATTTCAGCTTCTCTTTCCATCTTTTTAATATCAAGTTCAGCTTCTAATTGTATTAATTGTGATTTACTTTCAGTGACTATTTGTTGTTTTTGTGCTTCAGCTTGAGCTGATGCTTGTGCTGACTGAGCGTTAGCTTGTGACTGAGCTTGTATATTTTGTTGTTGAGCAGCTCTATCAGCTTCTTTTTTCTTTCTTCGTCTAACTTTTAATAATTGATTAGCTAGTTTTAAATTTCTAACCTCTCTAATATCAATAGCATCTTCAAGTTCTATAGCTTGTTGTTGTAATGCCATTTGTATATTATTCTCTAATCTTTGTTTTTCTTCAGCATCTGGCTCTAATTCTAGAAATATACCAAAATCATGTGTATGTAATTCTTTAACTTGATTAAGCGTACCCACGTTAAATCTACCTAATGAATTTATAAATTGATTTTGAGTGTTAGAATATTCTAATACATCTGATATTCTAAGAGATACAGCTTCAGCTGTTTTTAATGTTAAATAAATTCCAGCGTCAAGAATATGTTTTGTAGCAGTGTTACTGTTAGCTGCGGCTAGTTTTTGCAAACCAACTAAAGATTTTTCGTTAGGTTTACTACCGTCTCTAGCTTCATTTAAACCGGTTACATCTCTAATCATTTGTAGATAATAATTATAAGACTGTATCAATGCTGAAATTTTAGCATTACCACCTGACGATTGTAACTCTTGTATTGGCATACGGCCATTATTAAAGTCACCATCTTGAGTCATTGATCTACCAATAACACTACCAGTTTGGAAATACATATTTAATGCTTCTTGTGGATTATAATTAGTACCATTGCCTAGATCTATTTCAGCAATACCATCAGCATCTAAATAAACACCATCTGGAACCATACGTGACATTACTTGTTGTAGTTTCAAATGTGTTAACTGTATCATATCAGCAAATGAAGTCATACGGCTAACTAAAGACTCAGGTCTTCCTTTATACATTCTAGGCGCTACTAAGTTATAACTCATAGCAACTTTAGTAATATCAGACTTTGGTCTTGTCATGTTTTCACACATTTTCCACTCTAGTATAATATCATGACCTAATATTTTTACACCGCTATAAAGAACTTCTATAGCTCTAGAAACTCTTTGAAACTTAGCTCTTAAATCCTTTGGTGGGTTAAATGTATCATCTTTTTTCAAAGCTTTATCAGCACCGCTAGATGTTTGCTTTAATTTATATACTTGATTGTTAAAAGTTTTATATTCAAAATGCATGATAGTAACATGATTATCATCTTGTTTATCTTCTGGATAATAAACATATCTATCATATCTTGCGTCTGTATACTTGCTTTGTATATCTTCTATTTGCTCATTTGTAAGCTCTGGAAATTGTTTTTTAAGATCAGTTATACTAACTCTTCTAACTTCACCAAAGTAATATAAATCATCAAAATAAGGTGATTCGCTGTAAGAATAAACAATTCTTGATGGATCTAC